GTGTTTGTTTGTCGTTGTTGACATAGCAAATATACAACAATGTTTTGCATATCCAAACATCTACACAAAAAAAGTTTGTGTTCACGCTAAGAAGTAGGAACCAGACCGGGAGGTAGTGAGCAGGTTGAGACACACGTAACGGACCGCATCGATGCCGTGGTTGTCCTTATCGACGGGCCTGTTGAGGTTGCGCCCGTTTTTGTCCTGCTCCCATCGGTACGCCCTGAGTTCTTTCTGTAGGTGTGTACTCTCGGCGGTAACAAGCAGCTTGTGTCTTCTCATTATGTCGATTCCCTGCCGGATTGAATCCGGTCCCTTCCGTGCGGGCTTGACGTTATGCCCCAGCCTGAAGAGCTCCTCGATACTCTTCGGCTCTGCTGAGTCTGCGATGATGGTCTGCACATCCAGCTTGTCGAGTTCCTCCCCGATGTCCGGGTTGGTGAGTCCTGTCGAGTACAGGCGCTCGTGAAGTATCAGCGTATGCCCGTCGAGGTAGACATCGATTACGGCTGTCGGGTCGTTGGTGAATCCAAAGTCGAGGCCCGTCCCTATGCGCTTTCCGGCTATCTCTCCAATCTCCCAAGTAAAGACGGCCGCCTGGTTGACGCCTCTCTCTCCGAGTCCGTAGATGCGCCAGTAATTCGGGTCGGCTTCCTTTAGGCGTTCAATCTCCTGAACCGTGGCCTTGTCGAGGTAGGGGTTGTCCTTGTATGTGGTGCGGAAGAAGGAGGCATCGTCGCGGGGTATGACGTCCTCGTAAATCCAATGATACTCATCGGAGGGGTTGAAGTCTATCAGTACCTTCTTTGTGGTCCGGAGTAGGAGCTGCCTCCAGTCTTCGAGACTGAGCTCATTCGCCTCGTTGATGAAGAGCACCTGTCGCTTCCTACCTCGGACCTTCTGCGGCTGGTCTACGCTGATGAACTCCACGAGGTTGCCGAAAAGGATGTAGTTGGCTTCGCTCTTGTTGTGGAAGTCGGGGTTGTAGATGTCTTCCCTTTCGAGGATTTCGAAGAAGTCCCTCATGGCCGTCGCCCTCAGTGCGGGGAATGTCTTGCGGGCTATGGTGATAACCGCCCCGGCGTTCTCGTTCTCGTAACAGAGCTCTACGATACTCTGAAGGATACTGTACGTCTTCCCCGATCGCGTCCCGCCTTGGTGGATTTGTATTCGGGTGTCGCACCCTTTGACGTGGTAGTAGGTGGCGGGCTGTCTCAACTCACGTTCGATGTTGCTTCGGTAAACCACGAGAGCGGCTTCTTCTCTGCCACGGCTATCTCTTGCCTCTCAACATACCCGCGCTCCTTGCCCTTGGTCTTTAGGTAGAAGATGGTCGCGGCGGGGTTGCCTGAGTCTATGAGCTTGTGAAGTTTGCTCTCGGCGAAATCAAGGGCCACGTTTCCGAGGTCTTCGACTGCGGTCTTGTACTCATCGTCGGTTTGCATCCAGTCGTAATGGGTTGAGCGATGAATGCCCACCATCTTACAAGCCTGAGTGACGATGCCCAGAGCTTTCTCTAAAGCCTCAAGCATCGCCTTTTTTTTGTCCGTCGGATTTGTCGGGTTCATGCCTCAGCGTTTACTTGATTGCCCCACCTAATTGATTCCATGTCTGGATAGGGTTCGGGTATCTCCACCCACCAACTATGGGCGCGATCATGTCCAGACATCCACACCTCAAATGTATACTCTTCCTCAAAGCCGTAATGGTCTACGGTGTGCCTCCATGCTCCGCTATCTAAAAGCTCAAGTATGAGGTAGTTGCTTCCGGCCATCGGCGGGTCAAGGGTGCAATGTCTCCACTTCATTTCTGCTTGGGGTTGTGGGATGGGTAGTGGCATTATCCTCGGGGGTCATATCCTGCGTCGTCCTTACCTGCGAAGACGGGCGTGATTGTCATGTCATACACGACCTCTTTGTACTTGGAGGCTATGCTACTACTTGCCGGTGTTCTTATGTGTCGGGAGAGCATCATCTGTGCGGCCTGCCTGCTGGAGACGTACCACACCTCTCTCTCGTCGTATTCGGGACAGGTGAAGACCGCCTTGTAGATTTCAGCCATACAGTGCCAAATATAGCAGGAGCGCGAAGATACCGAGGTAACCGTAGAAGGTGGCGCGGTAAGCGTAGTCGTTCATAGGTCGAGTTTATTCTTGTAGTGCTGGATGATGCGCTCTGTCTCGTGGCGATAGAACTCTTTGAATGTCCCTTGTTCTTCTATCTTCCAAACTTTGAAGAGTACGTTCCGGAGGCGTTGGCTTTGGCTCTTGGGTTCATCGTACAGGTCAAGCTCCACCGCGTCCAGCTCGTCGATTTCATCTTGGTTGATTTTCTCCTGCCCTCGGAAGTACACGATGCCAAAGGCGTCCACCATGCTGTCGATATCGGCTATCTCTCCGCTGGTCTTCTCTTGGGTAATAAACCGAAGCGAGACCGTTTTGTCTTTCCTGCGTTGGTATCCGTCCAACTGTGCTGCGGTGAGAATTTTCAAAACAATTTCGGTTGCTTATTGGGGTCGTGGTAGGTCTCAAATTTAGCTGTTCGGATGATTTGTCCGTCCGGCCTGCGCTCCTCGTATCCTGTCTCCAGGTACTTCCTCCCGTCCCTCTCGACAATGTTCTGATAGATGACTTGCTTCACAGCTTCCCTTCTTCCCTCATAATCTTCTCGGCCCACCTTTTGCCGGCCTTTCCTCCCCATAGAAGATACGAAATTGTTCCGCAAGCCTTGGTATCTGACTCGTCATAATACTCCTCCGCGCGGCTTAGATATGAATACATCCGCTGTACGGTGTCGAAGGATACCCCCTCCCCTTTGGCGAGCTGTTGGGCGCGAACCTTGCCGACTTGGGTGGCGCACTTGTTGCCCACCTTCTCGTTGAGCTCGATGCCCCGCTTTGCGTTATTGCTTACCGCGTCGGGGTAGCTGGCCCACGTCTTCAATTCTACCTTCATCTTTTTTTACGATTGTACAACGGATAAAACCACACTCGTTTTGGTTGTCCGGTGTGAATGACTGCCTCGCCTGTCTCTACTGCTTCGCGTAGTGCGTAACTATATGCGCGGTCGATTGACAAGCTGCGCGGGTGATACTTTTCGCCGTTCCATTCGACCCACTTGGTCGGTGAGGTGGTACCCATCATGTCGAAATTCGCCGCCTTGTATATCGTTCCGACGTGGCCTTCTGTGAGGTCTGAGTATGACAAGACCCCGCGTGCTTGCGTGTTGCGCTTAATCCATTTAATGCCCTTGGCAAGAAACCAGCTTTCAGAGTTGCAAGGCATATCATCAAGACAAGCCATACGTCGGATGTCTATAGCCTGCGGATACTTCTCGGAGTGTCGTGGAGGACCTAAGACCATCCCGCCGGCGACGCGGTTCTCGTAGACCATAGCAAGGCACTGGGTAATACCTCCACCAATGCGGGCGCCTTTGTAGTGGTGCGCCGCGAATATGTCCCGAATATCTGAAAATTCGCACTCGACAACGTTTGCCTTCTCAACGTTTAAATGCTGTGCGGCTTCATGGTATGCTGCGCTGAACAGGTCTTTAAGTTGTGCAACTGTACTCATAAGCTCGTTGTAGTTGGTCGACCATCCGCTTGTTCTTGCCTGTGCAACTGCACGGCCTCTCCTTAGCGTTAAAGGTCCGATTAAAAATATCGTACATAGTCCGCGACTCGGCGCGGTTGAGTCTGCCGCTTTTGATAGCTGGCAGGAGCTCCTCGAAGGCGGTGACGTCGGTGGGGTCCATCTCCACATTACGGCCCGGAAAGAGCGCGTTTAGTTTGGCGCGGCGCTCATCGCATCCGCAGTCCTCTGCTACAGCGTGAACGAGTTTATCGATTCCCGTCGCCTTCGTCAGCTTTGCAATCTTGTCGCCGAGCCCCTTGGATTTCTTTTCTGACACGTCTTATCGTGGTGTAGAGTTTATGGCGGCTGATGCCCGTCGCCTCGGCAAATGAATCGAGGGTGTGCCCCTCTTCGAAATATATCGCAAACACCTCCGCGTCGAACCAAGGGAGGTCGGCCAGGCGCTCCTCGATATGGGTCAAGAGTTCGTCACGGTGGGCAGCTACGCCGTCCCCGTCCCACCAATCGACAATGTGCCGAGAGAACTTGCGGCGGCGCTCGATATCCTTCCTCCACTTGTAGTGATATCGGGAGGTTTTGGAGTTGTAGTTGTTGACCATGACACGAAGCACCCAGTACTTCATTTGGTCCCTTTCCAAGAGGCCGTCGATTGTGTCCTGTTTGGTTTGGTAGAGCTGAAGGATAACCTCATGCAAGAGGTCCGGCCCGTCCTTCCCTGCAATCCTATACGCGGCCTGCAAGAGGTCGTCGTAATTGCGGGAGAGGTATCCGTCCAGCGTCACAGCTTGCGTAGTCTGCGGTTGTACACGTCGATAAGCGCTTCCAGCTCCTCCGAGCTCCACTTCTTCGTTGTGTTGGATAGCTGCTCCACCTCCATCGCTGTCCCTTCCCCGTATACCCTGTCGAGGTGGCGGGCGAATTTGAACTGCTCGCCGCTTCGAAACCCGTTGCAGGATTTACACTGGGGCTTGACATTCATCTCATCCCACCGGGTCGAGAACTTGGCCCGGCTTTGAAAGTGTCCGGCATCTACCGTCTTCCAGTGTTTGAACTGCCCGCAGGTAAAGCACTGCACAAATCCCCGATGGTCGGCGTCCTTGCTCCGCACCCACTGAGAGAACACCTTATCGAGGCGGGCGATGAGCTTCTTGCGGGTCATACGAACAGGGCGAGGCATGAGAGCAACAATACAACGAGGTTGAAGAGCCGCACCTGGTTCTCCTGATAGTATTCCACCCCGACCTGTGCAAAGGTGAGGACGGCGATGGCGACGAGAATTCCGTGGATCATTCCGGGGGCTTGATTTGGCCGAGGTCGATAAGGTCCTCGACGGTTAGCAATATAGCCTTCCTTTCCTCTCGTGTGCCTGCGTGCCTCTGATAGGGGTCGTGTTCGGGTCGGTGCTTGCGTTCCAGAATCCTCTCCGCGCGGGTCTCTTCCCACTTGCGGCAACACTCCATCAGCTCGCCGAGCTTTAGGCGCCCGTACATGGGGCCGAACTTGTTCCTCTTGATGCCTTCAAAGACCAGCGCAAACTCCTCCAGCTTAAATGCGGGGAACTCCTCCATGAGCGCCCGCGCCGTCTCCTTCATCTCCTCATCGTCTTGGATGGTCTTGGTGGCATCGACGAATTTTATGAGCCTTCCGAGCTCCGCAAGGAACCACGCCCGAACCATTTGAGGATTGAGGCGCAACGCCGTGCGGATATTGGTTCCCTCCTCCCACGCATTTTGAGGGGTCAAATTTCGACTATCTCCCTTCAGGAGTAGCTGAGTACTATCCGTTAGCGATAAAGTCCTTGAGGCCATCCGGAGTGAAGCCTGTGGGGTTAAATCCTTTTCTTCTTTCATTGCTTTGCTTGTTTCTCATTCGTGACAGCCAGCTCCGCGCCTTGGGTTTCCACTTCGCCATAGGCGTCCCGGACACGATCCAGCCCGTGGACTCATAGTGGGTGTGGAACTCTTGGCCGAGCTGGTCGGCGACATCTGAGCCGCCAATATCGCGGAAGTATTCGACGACCTCCTCCTCGGTGGGTCTCTCATACTCCAATTCCTCACGCGCGTTATCTCTTGTTCTCTTAGAAGTATTTGTTTCTATATGTACACGTGGCAATTCTGCCTCTTCGATGTGGCAATCCTGCCTCTTCGTTGTGGCAATTTCGCCACTTGCTTGTGGCAATTCTGCCAGACAGTAAGTGTGCCTCCTATCGAAGCCGTTTGACTTGCGGTAAATGGCATCTGCTTTTTCCAATTTTGACAGGGCTCGCCGTATCTGGTCGAAGGTCAAAAAAGGAAGGTGCCCCTGCATACGCGCTATGCTTTGCGTCATGCACGGCTCCTCCCCGGCCTCGGTGTTTCGAGCTATCCAATACTTCAGGTGTGCGAGTACGGCAGCGGCAGGCAATCCCCACCGCTGCGCG